CTTAAGACGATTGTCCAGAGATTTACCTTTGTTCTCTTCTTTAACTCCTTGAACCTGAGCAGCCTTAAGTTTATTATCCAGTGCAACACTAGCAATATTCATGGCAGTCATTTTCTGAGCAAGCAAAGAATTGTCAACAGGTTGAGAACCCTGTCCTGATGTCATAGCAGGACTAGCAGCGGATTGACTAGTAACACCACCGTAAGCAAGATCAGGATTCAGACCTGCTGCTTTCAGGCGAGCACGATAAGCAGCAGGTGAATTATAAGAATTCTCTCTATTCCATTGATTAATACTCCACTGATTCTGCATCTTAGCTAAGTTAAGATTCCATTCACGGTTCTCCGCTTGTGACTCCTTATTAGCATTAATAGCATTCTGAGTATTAGCATTCTGAGCCAATGCACCAATGGCAGAAGATATAAAATTCCACATTAGTCTTTAACAGGGTGCGCCTTTTTATCCGCTTTTTGCGCTTTCAAGATTCTACCTTGACAATCACGGGACAATTCCCACATGGAACACATATCCGCATCTCTACGAAAAATAGGATCGATAGACCAATCAGTCGGAGAAGAAGGAGAACCATCGAGAAAAGACTTTTCATTAGGTAATGAAACAGCGATGCCTCGATCGGTCAATTCCTGAACCTGCTTAGGAGTCATAGCAAGACCGGGCTTAGTAACCAATTCAAGATTACCAACAACTTTACAATTAACAGGACGAACCTGAGCAATTAATTTTCTTTGTGCCATAATAATAAGAATATTTTTTTTTCCACTTCGTTCACGACTCTACCGAGGGTCGAACGAGCTCGTTCGATCGGCCGACCTGTCCTCAGGTCGATCAGGGAAGAGTTATTTTAGAATGATAAGGACAGACGGGCACGATTTGCGACTACCGCCGTGGACCGACATTTGCACGCACACGTAAATCGCGCGCACGCATAGTCGGTAGCATACTAATCCAAACGAGGAATAGCAACACGAGAGATAGGTAGCTTAACTTGACAGTCAAAATAAATTTGTCCGTAAATCTTATCAGTCAATTCAGTACCATCGTCAGCTTGTGTAACAGCAAACACATCAGTAACCTGAGCCGGATCAATAACCAAGAACGAATTAGACAACTGAGGTCTGTCATTGAAAACACGGTGCATTAAGAAGTTACTTAAATTGGTTCTGAACAAGCCATGTGCAGAATCATATTTCTGAACATATTCATACCAAGGACGATTATAGCCAAACGTTTCAGTCAATGAGTTATTATCATTATTAAACGCCTGTAACGGGCAAACCTCTTTGTATAATATCGGTTGGAAACCAATATGGTTAAATTCCGGCTGGTAATGATCGAGCAAACCACGATAAGTAAAGTGCTTCGGTAGCAGCTGAGTATACACAGGCGTAGGAGTAATAATTAAAACACCCATAACAATGGATTCTTCATCACAGAAACACTCAATAGTCTGATTAGAATCACCACGAACGCCAGCAATACCACTTTGAGAACCAAGAGCACCAGCATATGTTTCAGCACCTTTAGCAAGATTCTGGTCAACAGACTGACTAATAGCATGCATATCAATATCACGAGTAAATCCTCCGAAGAATTCAGGCATGAGTAACTCATCGTAACGCACCTTTACATCAAAACGTCCTTCGATAATATCACGATAAGAGTATCCTTTACGCATATTCAACTCCAAGAATTTCTGATAAGCATTAACGTTGCGAAGATCAGAGATAGAAATACCGGACATAGCAACATCTACGAGCGATCTAGGCTGACGCATCTTAACGCCGTTATCAAGTTCGGTATATTCAACGCCTGTTAAAGCTTCTCCATCAGATTCCCAAGAAAGAGCGTACTTCTTACCATCTTCATCAACAAGGGCAAGTTTAGACAATTCACGAGTAGTAGGGGTGCCGTCGGCAAGAACGTCATTAACGGTTTCCGTGTAAGTCGTAATACCAACAAGAGGAGCAGTACCTTGCTGAGGTGACTGAACAGCAGTAGTTAGGAAGTCACGTTCCCAGTTAGCATAACGGAGCTCATAAATATTCGGATCAGCACCGCCTTCGTAAGTAGGGATCCATTGATTATACTGCACTTGACCGTTGACATAATAAGGATTATTACGATTATCACGGAAGTAGCAATTGTAAATACCTTCGTAAGCACGGAATGAATAAGCCGCAATCTTAATCTGTCGATCGTTCAAAGCCGAAGTAGAGTTATAATAAGGACTATTAGACAAAGTGATATCGCTAGGAGCATCAGCATAGTCAAACCACCGACAAGAAACAGAAGTAGTAACTGTAGGGTTAATAGAAACAGAAGTAGTAACTGTAGCATTATCATAATTAACACCACGATAGACAGCATCAGGCATCATAGTAATAGACCATGCAGTATTGGAACCTAAAACACGACGACCCAAACGAGAAATTACATTATGGTAAACTCGAAAGTTAAAAGTTTCACCGACAACGCTATCAGCGATATCTAAAAAAGCCTTTCCGGGTGAAAAAACTACCTCAATACATCTTTTTTGAGCACTCCAAGCGCAAGATGTCAAATTCCAATCATAACGAACAGACTCGCTACCTTTTGAACAAAACATACAAAGTTTAGTAGATAAAGAACTGATTAACTCATCTGAAGGTTTCTTATTATCAGAAAACTTATAATATAATTTAAAACGTTTTGAAGAATTAAAAGTATTATCTACATCTTGTGTACGAACAAAAGACATACCAAAATACAAAGAATTATCTGAAGAAGCAGAAGCTGGAGCAGGTAAATTAAGACTAAAATTGGAACCAGAAGGTGTAGAAGCTCCATATTTAGAAACAAAAGCATTAAACATATCTCCAGTTGAAATAGGAAGATAGTCAAAATAAGTAAATTCGGGACTACCACCTGCTTTATTACCAGGACAAGCCAATTTAAATATAGAAAGCGAAGACTCTCCACCTTGTCCATATTCACCAAATAACGTAGTAGGCAAACCAATATAATCACCAAGAGAACCAGTAGAAGCCATAGCTTTCAATTTAGCAGCAGTAGAGATATCAAGATAAGGCTCTTCGAGATCCTGGCGGAAATTACCTACAAAATCACGGTAGCCAGACCAAAGAGCACGCAAAGGATACTTAAAGAAAGCGATACGAGCTTTCATACGCGTCTGAACCGGAAAAACCATAGGCATAAATTGTAAACCCATACGAGGATTAATACGAACAGAGCCTTTAGAGGGAACTAACTCACAAAAAATCGGAGTAATACGACCGATCTGAGTAGTCAAATTATTAGCATGCGACCAATCAAAGGTGTTCACCTTTATCTCATTGTTCACATCTAAAGTAGCGTCAAAAACATTTTGTGCCATAATTAACGATTAAACTGAATTTTAGTACTATCTACCGAGGACGTAGTTGTCTGCTCCGTCTTTTGGGTAGCATTATTATTATTCTTAGCAACGCTAAGCGAGAGGGTACAACTTTGAACGAACAAAGTAGTGATAATACCGATAACAAATGTAGAAATGAGCTTAACAATCTCAATCCACTGATTAGGAGTTACTTTCATCTTCACTGATAATAGGTGGAACTAATTCTTCATGTTTAGCTAGAAACAGTAATTTAGGATTACTTTCCACGAGAGACGCACGAATCTTTTCAGACTGTGAGGGGCGATCAAATACACCTAAACAAATTTCTGTAATAGGTTTCAAAGTAGCCCTCTCCATAATAGAGAGGGTAGTTTTAATAGTTCTTTTTTCCATATTAATAAAATGTTTCACATGAAACAATTAAATATTTTCAAATTGCTTAAATGAGTGAACTGATATAACACCAGTACGAGATCGAATACTACGCATCAATTTACGCATATTGGAAAGAGTATAATCTAACTTTAATTCATAACGTTCTCCAGTATGATCTACAATACGAAGAATCCAATTATAAGAATTAGCCTTTTTCATATCACACAGCGTTCTAATCCAACGACATCTACATCATCATGATGATAATTATTCTTAAAATCACTAATAGCAGCATCAATAGCTTTAATATCATTTTCAGCAGCAACACGATAGGAACAAAGCAAAGTATCGGTACGATCTTCAAAGTTACCATCAGATTTACGAGAACTCACAATCTTAAATCCTTGTTTCTTTTTTTTTTATCCATATCTCTCATGTTTTAATTAATTAAAATGTAAATCTATTAAGTGTAAGGTCAAGTTCATTTTCCATATATAGATTACCATTCTTTAATTGTTTCTTATCAGTTACCTTTAGTAATTTTTCATTACGCACCCTTATTCTCTATAAGTTTTCCTTAACCTTACGATACAAAACTACATAATTTCTTTTAATTGCGCAAGTTTTATAGCGTTAGTTTTACGATAAGTAACATCTTTTAAATTTATATCGGGGAGAGCGCCAAATTTAGCCTCTAAAGCACGAGTCCTTTTTTGAATAATTTCGTCTTTAATTCTGAACCAAGTTTCATCTATATTTTCAAGTATCAAATAACGGCATAAAGAAGCAATTTCCACTTCGTTAGCGACATACATATCATCCAGAGCAGAATAAGGTATCTCACTATAATAATCGATCAACTTACCAAGAGGTTTCTTGCATATCTGAGGGGATAAAAACCAATATTTACGAAGCACTTTTTTCTCAATATCCGAAATAACAGGCTTATCCAAGTAATTAGCAACGGCATGAATAGAATACCTTCTAGAAATCAAATCACAAAGCTTTTTATGAGAATCGCGAACAAGCTTAGAGACCACAGTAGACTTAGCAGGAAAATACAAGCACCTAAAATAATCAGGGAGAGATATAGTAGTAGTCATTCCTGAATAAGGGTCACAAACGGAAATATCCAAACATTGAGGATTCTTACGATAGAAATCGATATATTGCTTAGCGTACTTAGCACCTAGACCACCATCTTTACGAGAAGATAGAAAAAATATAGGATTCATACCTTTGGGAACATAGGGTTGCTTACGCATATACTTCATTACATAACCGATAGCACCTTTATCACAAGGCAATGTATAAACATAACCAATGGGAGAATAAATGGGTTTCTTACCATCATATCCTGCGATCTTAGACCAACACTTTTCAATAAAGTGGGTGACATTCCAAATATTGCGAAACGATCCTTCACGAGGAAAATTCCAAATCAACATATGATAATGAGGACGCTTAGACTTAGAACCATACTCAGCGCAAGCAAAGTAACGAAGATTATGCTTGTAATGAAGACGATCAAGAGATATACGAAGACGCTTTAAAAAGAGTTGAACTTCTTCTTTAAATACACCATGCTTAGGTAAATTTTCATTATTGTATGTAAGCGTTAAAAAGAGAGGAATACTTTCGGAAAAGACATTCTCACAAGTAGCACGGAAAGACCATTCACGAGCCTTCTTATCACGGCAAAGAACACATTTACCACAAGGTACTTGAATAAACATAGGAAAGACTTCACCTGTCTTCTCATTGAAAACAGTAAACCGATCAATATTATTAAGAGTAACCTTGAACCTACGAGGAGAGAATTGATAATCAGGAAAACGATACTTAAAGTAATTAGCCTGAGCAAAAGAGACATAATGGTCGCCAGAAAGAGTCGTATAACAGCGATGAGTAATAAGAAGCTCCTTTAACTGAGGATTACGGATAATAACAGGATGTTCACAAAAAATCTGTTTCATAATTAATCAATTTTAGCTCACGGAAGGAGCACTTAGAGCAATACGTAACTGCGAGCAAAGTCGTTGAAAATCAAACATGTGTCAGTTACTCATATATTATCAAGTTATGGAGAGCCGATTTTAGAATAAATCGTAAAAGGGGAGACATAAGGTCTCCCCGTATTTACTTACCTAATATAAGACGTAACAGTTTAACAACAGCAGGGAATCCTGACGGCAATTGTTCCAAAAGATCAGGATCAGACATAATAGCGTCAAAACGCTTGACGGTTTGCTCGTCTTCAAAGCCTCGAATACGAAGAGCTAACGTTTTTGTCAAAAATTCAGCCTCATTCTTTGAAATACGAAGTTTCTGCTTAATCTCATCAATCAAAGATTGAGCGGATTCCTGCTTAATATAATTATCCAACTCTTTAGAACATTTATCAAGCAATTTAAGATCATTCTCGGCAACAGCATTAAGTTGGTCTGTTTCCTCACGAACCAAACGCATGTATTCCTGATATGCTCTAAACGGCAACTTACTTGCCATTATTTGAGTATCAGAACCAAAGGACGATCCGAAAAGCATTGATAAAGCATCCTCAGTAGATACCTCACGAGACTTAAGACGATTGTCCAGAGATTTACCTTTGTTCTCTTCTTTAACTCCTTGAACCTGAGCAGCCTTAAGTTTATTATCCAGTGCAACACTAGCAATATTCATGGCAGTCATTTTCTGAGCAAGCAAA